AATGGGCGATAGATAAGATTATCCCGTATCGATACAACCCCAGAAACAACGATGATGCGGTTGAGATGACCGCCAAATCAATCCAGGAATATGGCTGGCAACAGCCGATTGTTGTGGATGAGCATGGTATCATTATCTGCGGTCACACTCGCCTCAAGGCCGCTGAATGGCTTGGCCTGGACACGCCCCCGGTCCATGTTGCCGAAGGTATTGTAACTATTAAATAAAATGACAAACACATCCCATATAAAAGCATTTGCCAAGGGCATTAAACCTGACCCATATATCGATCTGGTGAAATGGTCCGACACATACAGACGTCTACCCAAAGAATCAAGCGTTGAACCAGGAAAGTACCGGTCCAGCCGGACACCCTATGTCAAAGAGATCCTCGTGGAACTCTCACCGCAAAGCAGTACAGAAGAGGTGGTTTTTGTCAAAGGTACCCAGATCGGAGCAACAGAGATCGGTAATTGTTTTTTGTTCGCCATTGCTCACCGGTATCCCGGCCCGGCCATGCAGGTGTTTCCCACAGAACAGATGGCAATGAGGCACAGTAAAAAAAAGATAGCTTCATCCATCCGGTCCATGCCGTGCTTAAAAGGTGTCGTGAAAGAGGCGAACAAAAAAAGCAGCGGGAATACAATGTTGTTAAAAGAGTTCCCCGGAGGATCATGGACGTTCTCAGGGTCAAACTCCCCGGCATCCGCCCGTTCGGATTCGATCAGGTATATGATCCTTGATGATTACGATGGTTTTATCCAGGATGCCGGGTCCGAGGGGTCCCCTGGTGATCTCTTCCGGCGGAGAACAGACGCCTTTGGCTCAAAGCGAAAAATCTATATCAATTCGACACCGACTATTGCGGGTGTATCTCAAGTTGAGAAGGAGTGGCAGGAGTCAAGCCAGGGAACGTATCATGTGCCTTGCCCCTTTTGTGGCGAGAAGCAGTTTCTTAAATTTGGCAACCAAGATGCTGATTTTGGCATTAAATTTACCCGAGATAAAGACGGTCAGATAATAGACGTCTGGTATGTGTGCGAGCATTGCCACAAACGGATTGACGAGTGGCAAAAAACCGACATGATGGCAAATGGGGAGTATATCCACAAATATCCAGACCGAAAAAAGCGTGGTTTTAAGATCAACTCTTTATACTCTCCCGTTGGGTGGTTGTCCTGGCATCGGATCATGACGGAGTTTTTGCAGGCTAAAGCCAAGGCCAAAAAAGGCAATAAGGAGTCTTTAAAGGTTTGGGTTAATACCCGAGCTGCAGAAGTTTGGGAAGAGGATGGAGACCAGCCGGAATGGACAAAGTTATCTGCCAGGGCAGAGCCTTATAAGGTTTTGACTGTGCCAGATGGCGGGATGATGCTGGTAGCTGGAGTCGACACCCAGGACGACCGGCTTGAGGTGTTGATAGAAGCGTTTGGTAGGCAGGAAGAGTCGTGGGTAATATATTATTCTGCGCTGTACGGTGATCCTGACCAGCCAGAGGTGTGGTTGCGGCTTGATGAATTGTTGACCCGGACATATATCCATGATTCTGGATCTCAAATGAGGATAGAGAGTATGGCGATTGACACCGGCGGCCACAAAACTCAAGCGGTTTATAATTATTGCCGGAAAAGGGCACCTGTGGTTTTTGCGATTAAGGGAGCATCGACTGCCGGTGCTCCAGTATTGAGTATTCCTAAAAAACAAGATGTGGATTATCTCGGACAGAAGATCAAGGGAGGAGTCGGGTTATACCATATCGGCACAGACGTTGTAAAAGGGACTATCTATAACCGGTTGGGGCTTGAGGTCAGTGGCCCTGGTTATTGCCATTTCCCAATTGGTTTGTCAGATGAGTTTTATCGGATGTTGACTGCGGAGAAACTCATTACTGGACACGATACCAAGGGTTTTAAAACTCAAAAATGGGTAAAAACAAGAGAGAGAAATGAGGCGCTGGACTGCAAGGTATATGCCTATGTAGCAGCGATAAAAGCCGGGTTGTCATACCGCAATTGGGACGAAGCCCAAACAATGTTTAACGGTTACAAACAAAAACAACAAACAAAACAGACCAGCCGACCGGCGAACAACAGACAACGCCCGGCCTGGTTCAACAGGAGATAGCTATGAAATCAAGACTCCTCGATGTTTCGCAGGTTGCAAAACGCCTTAATGTGGGCAGAACAACGATATATCGACTCATCGAAGCCGGAGAGCTCCCGGCCAGTCGTTTTGGAACGGCGCACTGTATCAGGATTTTAGAGCGCGATGTTGAAGAGTTTATTAAGAGGCGGACCAGCGCAGACGCTTAACGCTATTTAAACCGTTTTTGTCATTAGCACCATCCTTGACACTCGCCCCGTGCTTACTGGTAAACAGCCGGAATCACTTGTAATCTTGTTGTAATTTTAAACAAGAAACAGGTGGTTGATGGCTATTTTTACAGCAGAAGAACTTGACGAAGAAATTGCCGGGTGGAAAGCGGCGTTATCAGCTGTCCGCACCGGTCAGTCGTACTCCATTGCCGGGCGGACGCTTACCCGCGTCAACGTCGCAGAGATTATGCAGACGTTGCGCAGTCTCGATAAAGAGAGACAAGCCCTGACCGGTAAGTCAGGTCCGCACTTTGCGGCCGGGCGGGTGCGGCGATGAATAAAGTTAAACCCACCGCCCTTGACAGGCTTATCTCCACTATCTCACCTTCTCGCGGGCTTAGGCGTTATCAAGCCCGCGCAGCCTTTTCAGCGTTAAGTAAGTCCGCCTACAGCAATCCCGGGCCCGCCAGATCCCATGGCGGCCAGAAAAAAGGGACGTTGTTCAACTGGGTGGTCTCGAAGCTCAACCGCTGGAACGAATCGCAGGAAAGAGAAACGGTCTCCGAACGGGCAGAGGATCTCACAGCCAACAATCCTCATGCCACATCATCCATCGAATCTCTGACAACCAATATTATAGGTACCGGGCTGAACCCGCAATCAAAACCTCGCTGGAAACAGATGGGAATATCGGAAGCCCAGGCCACGGTTTTCGCCGAATCAGCAGAATGGGTGTGGGCCAACTGGTGCCGCCATGCTGATATCGGGGATCGCCTTCACTTTCAGGATATGCAGTACCAAGCCGCCTATTCTCTTTTGATGGCAGGGGAATATCTGATCCTGCCAACAATGCGGAAAACAGCTCCGAAGCCCGGGGAAAGCTCTGTCCGGCTGGCTCTCCAGGCTATTACCCCCGCCAGGATGGCAACCCCGTATGACTATATGTCCCGGGAAAGTATCAGAGACGGAGTTGACCTGGGAGTAAACGGGGAGCCGACCGGGTATTATATTGCGACTCCGAAGACTGGCAAGATGGGGATGTATTTATCTTCCAGCGACTTTACCCGGTACCCCGCCTGGGTGGGCCACCGACCTGGCGTGCTCCATTCATTCCACGCCGCCGCAAAGAATCCCGAGCGGGTCCGTGGCGTATCCATCCTTGCTCCGGCCATGAAGTTCTTTAAAGACCTGTCAGACTATCTTGATTTTGAGCTTGTCGGGGCCATTGTTGCCAGTTCCTTCCCCTTGTTTGTCGAAACCAACAATCCTTATGAGATGACCGGGGCATTTCCCACAGACTCCAACAACCAAGCCGGAAACGCCACAAAATATCAGGAGTTTGAGCCCGGGCAGGTGATGTACGGCAACCCGGGTGAGAAACCCCACGTTCTCAAAAATGAACGGCCCGGCAACACTTTCACCGGATTTGTAGAGACGATCCTGCGGGCTGTGGGGGCATCGATAGGCATGCCATATGAGGTTGTCGCAAAAGACTTTTCTAAAACAAATTACAGTTCTGCTCGTGCAGCCCTTCTTGAGGCCTGGCGCGTATATAAATTGTACCGCACCTGGATGGAGCGACACCTGTGCCACCCGGTCTGGTCTATGGTTATGGAGGAGGCGTGGCTGCGGGGCGAATTAACTCTCCCTGCCGGCGGCCCTGACTTTTATGAAGCCATGAGCGAATACACCTATGCCACATGGATCGGCCCGGCCCGGGGCCACGTAGACCCGATCAAGGAGGCCAAGGCTAACAAGCAGCTCCTGGACGAGGGCGTTTTAACTCTATCCGACTGGTCCGCAGAGCTTGGCAAGGATTGGGAGGCGCAGATTGAGCAGCGAGGCCGCGAGGTTGCAAAGCGGGCGGAGTCAATACCAGAGGAGGTGCCTATTGAAGGACCAACACAATAAAAATATCCCGGCCATATTCGATGTCCCATGGGCTATTTATGGCAACGGGTTCGAAACGATAAGCAATGCCGTGGAAAATGTTGGAGCGGTTGAAGCGATCCTTGCCCGGCCAAGCATCCAGATGTCGGATACGGAGAGTGTAACTGTCCGTGACGGCGTGGCAATCGTTGAAGTGATCGGCCCTGTTTTTCACTACGGCGGCGGCTTAATGTCTTGGCTTTTCGATTGGCCCACCACCGAGGGGCTGATTGCTGATATTCAGACTGCCGAGGATAATCCGGCAGTAAATAGCATTGTGTTGAACATTGATTCCCCGGGAGGGGAGGTCGGCGGAGTATCGGAGCTTGCCGGGCATATCCGCAACGAGATCACCAAGCCCGTTGTGGCATACGTCGGGGATATGGCCGCCAGCGCGGCATATTGGATCGCATCTGCCGCAGACAGGATTGTTGCCGCCGACACCGCAGAACTCGGCAGCATCGGGGTGGTCATCACTGCCCGGAGGAACCGGGATAATTCTATTGAAATCGTCAGTTCGGTATCTCCAAAAAAACGAGTTGACCCAGAAACAGACGAAGGCAGGCAGTCAATACAGGCCAGGGCGGATGCCTTGGCGGATGTGTTTGTCTCCCAGGTATCAGAAAACAGAGGGTTGTCCTCTGACCAGGTAACAGCCATTGGCGGCGACGTTGTGATCGCATCGAAGGCCGTTGAAATAGGGCTTGCCGATGACATCGGCAGTCTCGAGCAGGTTGTCGCCATTGCAAAAAATAAATATTACAACACAAGAGAGGGGACTATGGATCTCGCAAAACTGAAGGCGGATTACCCGGACCTGTATACGCAGGCCATTGAAGTCGGGAAAGCCGAAGCAAAAACAGAAACCGAGAATGATCTTGCCGCTGCAAAAGCCCAGGGCGAGACAGCTAAAAAAGACGCGGTTGACGGTCTCATGGAGATGGTTGCTGTTGTCCTTGGTGACGACGCCAAAGCCAAGATTGACGAAGTCAATGAAACCGGCATGACAGCGGAACAGGTCAAGGCAGCTCAAAAACTTTTTACGCCTGAAGCCAGCACACCCGCCGATGACTCCCGCCAGGCGATCCTTGACGGGATCGAAAACGGGACAGCAGGCCCAGCTCCTGCCGCGTCAAATGTCACGAAACAGGACGATTTCTTGACCATGGTTACTACCCACCAGGCGGAGCACAAATGCAAACGGTCTGAAGCCATTGGGGCTGTCGCAGCATCTCACCCGGAATCATATAATGCCTGGTTGACTGACCAGCAGAAAAAATAAGGAGGCTTGATATGACTCAGGCAAAATTTACTGCCGGTCCTGTTACGTTTACAGCCGGTGAAGATCTGGTTCAAAACCGCAGGGTGAAACTTGAAAGCGGTTCAACAGAAATCCCTCTTGAGATTGTTTATGCGGATGCCGGGGAGGATTTTATCGGTATCACCATGGACGACGCTAACGATGGCGACCTTATAGCCGTTGCTCCTGTTTGCCGGGAAGGAACCTTTCTGGTTGTTGCTGCGGACACCTTTTCTTCCATGTCTGACCTTTACGGGGCTGCCGACGGGAAAGTGTCTGACACCAGCAACGGGACAGCCTATTTTAAGGCCCTGGAAGCTGCCACGGCTGCTGGGGATATTGTCGAGGCCATCATCCACCCCGGCGCATCCACCCTATCCTCAAGCGTTTCTATCTCTGACCCGGGAGACGGAGAGGCTATTCCTGTATCCCAGACCGGGGTATGTGCAATCACAACAGAGGGCGCTGAAACCAGGACGATTGCAGACCCAAATTCACTTGGGATCAGGCTGACCATTACGCTTGACGTTGACGGTGGAGATTGCGTTGTCACAGCGGCAACGGCAATCAATGTAACCGGCAACGACACCATTACTTTTGCCGACGCAGGGGATACCCTTGACCTGGTGGCAACTCAGGTGGGCGGAGCCAAGGTGTGGCGGGTATCCGGCAATGACGGCGCAGCTCTCACCACAGCATAAATGAAACAAAAGGAGACTTTGAAATATGAAACCTACCAATGACACCACCCTGAGCCGCCCTGACCTGGGACAGGTTGTATAC